ACACATCACTATTCAACTACAAAAGCAAGTGAAATATCTGTATGGTCAGCAAAAAATTCTGTAAATAATCAGATAATCTTCACCACATATCATTCACTTCATAGAGTGCAAGAGAGTGGTATTCATGTAGATACAATATACTTTGATGAGTCACATAATGCAGTTCAAAAGAACTTTATTGAAGCAGTTGAGTATTTCTCAATATATGCCGAGAGATCATACTTCTTCACTGCAACACCAAAGCATAGTCTCACACCTTTCAAAGTTGGTATGAATGATACTGACATCTTTGGTAATGTAATATGTCAAGTACCTGCACCTAAGTTGGTCAAGCAAGGTTACATACTACCACCAAAGGTTGAAGTTTACAAGACCAGAATACTTGAGAAAGATGAGTTGGTTGCAGACAGAGACAATGAGCAGATGATTGATGCCATTGACAACCTAGACAAGGACAAGGTGTTGATATGTGCTAAGTCAACAAAACAAATCGTTGCACTTGTATCACAGACTGACTTTGTAAAACAGTTGGCAGTTCGTGGTTACTCTTACATGTTCATCACATCTAAAACTGGTGCAGTCATTGATGGAGAAAAGGTGGACAGAGAGACATTCTTTGATACACTTAATAAGTGGGGTAGAAACGACAAGAAGTTTGTTGTACTACATCACAGCATACTCTCAGAGGGCATCAATGTCAATGGTCTGGAAGCAGTCCTATTCATGAGGTCTATGGATTACATAGGTATCAGTCAAACGATTGGTCGTGTCATCCGTAAGGGCAATGCTGACAAAGTATTCGGACTTGTTTGCATCCCTGTCTATTCTAAGGTTGGTATCTCTACTGCAAAAAAGGTTGAGGCAGTGGTTGATACAATATTCAATCAAGGTCAAGCAGCAACTTCTATTATTACACGATGAAACCATTAGTCATATCAAGAATCACAGGATCAGTATTGATTATTGCAGCATATTTTGTGATACTGCATGTGTCGGCATTTTATGGTTCGATCATGCACGTTATCGCTGATATATGTTGTATTCCATTCTACATAGAACATGAACAATGGGATGTAGTAATTATGCTAACATTTTTAATGATTATCGCAACAAGTAAAGTCGCAGTTTTATTATGAGTGCAATCGTTTTAGTCACAGGTGGATTTGACCCGATACACACAGGTCATATCGCATATTTTAAAAATGCAAAGGAACTAAATCCAAACATACCATTATGTGTTGGATTAAATTCTGATGATTGGTTGATTCGTAAGAAAGGAAAGTATTTCTTACCGATGTCAGAGAGAAGAGCAATCGTTAAAGAACTCAAACCAGTTGACTTGACGATTACATATGATGACACCGATAACTCATCTAACATGGCAATATACAAGTGTTTACAAATGTATGATAAAGTGATATTCTGTAATGGTGGAGATAGAACAAACACAAATGCACCCGAATATCTTAAATTTCAACAGAATGATAGAGTCATTTTTGAGTGGGGTGTTGGTGGAGACGACAAGATGAACAGTAGTAGTTGGATTTTGAGTGAGTTTCTAAGAAGATGAGAGACACAATTTTGTATGGAGATTGTCGTGAGACACTCAAACAATTTGACGAACAAGCAAGGACTTGTATTACATCCCCACCATACTACGGATTGCGTAACTATGGTGGAGAGGAAAATCAAATCGGTCAGGAGCAAACACCTGATGAATTTATTGACCAATTAATTACAGTATTCAAGGAGGTTCGCAATGTGCTTACAAATGACGGAACTTGTTGGGTTAATCTTGGGGATAGTTACTATAACTACAGACCTGGCAGAGGACAAGGATTACCAAAACAAACTGTCTCAAATACTAAACAAGACTTACCAGATGTGTGTCCTCGTAGAGGAAATCGAATCGAGGGACTCAAAGAAAAAGACCTTATCGGAATCCCTTGGCTCTTTGCCTTTGCAATGAGAGCAGACGGATGGTATCTCAGGCAAGATATAATCTGGCACAAACCAAATCCGATGCCTGAGAGTGTTAAGGACAGGTGTACGAAGTCGCACGAATATATATTTTTGTTTAGTAAAAATAAAAAATACTATTACGATAATGAAGCAATCAAAGAACCCGCAAAAGATTGGGGAACAAGAGATAGAACAAAAGGAAAATACCATAACGAAGGAACAGGACTACAACCACATTCGGGACTTACAAAATCATATCCAACAAAAAATAAACGATCTGTCTGGTCAGTGACCAACAAACCATATCGTGATGCACACTTTGCGGTATATCCACCTGACTTAATCGAACCTTGCATACTTGCAGGGAGTCAGGTAGGAGATATAATACTTGACCCATTCATGGGGTCAGGAACTACGGCAGCAGTCGCAAAGGCACTAGGTCGTGATTATATTGGATGTGAACTGCATGAAGACTATGGTAACTTAATTGAGAAGAGAGTGCAAGAATATAAACCAGTTCAAGAAGTGTCACAAGAGCCTTGCATAAACATTTTAGATATTATATAATAGAGTATAAGCAAAGGAGATTACTTTAATGAGATGTCAGGTCAAGTTATTCGTTGCAGGTAAAGTCTTCACAGAAGATGTACATGCTCGTAACTACGATGAAGCAAGACAAGTTGCAGTCGCAAGAAATCCAAACGCAAGAGTTTTAGGAGTTAATGCGAGGCTGTAATTATCAGAAATTCTATCCTACCAGATTTCCATCCTTACTAGACCCCGAAGTTGGTCAACCAAGTGGATATGTGACGAAGGATGGAATGTGGGCGGCAGTGCCATCAAATGGTAAGAAGTTTGCCATAATACACAATGGTATCGTAGAACACTTCTCAAGAAATTTTGAATGTGCTATGATATACATACAAAAGGGAATTAAAAAAGAAAAAAATGCACGATCAAAACTCAATCGGGGATGAAGCACCATCTGTCAAGTATCAAAGGGCATTAGACCTTTTTACTGAATCAGTATTAAAACCTGATCCTGACTTGCGTGGTTGCGCTCATAATCAGGGATGTTATGATGATTTGATGGAGATACGAGAGCATGTACTTAAGTATCTTAAAACATTAAAGGAAGTTACATACCATACAAATCCTGACGAAAGTGATGAAATCGAAACACAAAAGTTAATCGAAACAAAACCTCTTTCAAAATGGCGATGAGTCTAAAAATAAATCAAAATGACAATGGTTCATTTACTGTTGAGTGGGATAAAAAAGACCCCGATTGGATGTTTCTAAATCAGTTGACATCGGAACAGATACAAGATATGATAAGTGAAGTTATTAAAAATGATCGGAATGAATCAGGAAAAGAATTACACTCTTGAACAACTAAGTGTGTGGGTTGAGGAAGCACTCAATAGTGAAGCAACACCCGAAGAGATATACAACTGTATTCGATCTACGATTGTTAGTAAAATCACACATCATAACATTTATTTACAAGACTCACGAGAATTATTATCCTTGTTAAGTAGCAATCGGTCAATCAAAGTGAGATCAAAAATACCTACGAGATTAAAAATAGGAAAAGACATGGACATTCTCTAAATATTACAGGAGGTAACCACTATGACTATTAAACACGATTTAACCCACGAGGTTTACATTGACCCTAAAGATGATAAGGAACATATCAATCATGGTATGTTAGAATACAAGAAGTCAGAACTCGAAGAAGTGCATGCAGATTATGAAATATATCATAAAGATGATGTGGTAGAACCAAATGATGGTCGGATTAATGATTGGCACATTCGTCATGAGGATAAACATTTAGAAATATATTGTGATAACCATCCTGACGCATTTGAGTGTCGTGTCTATGATGATTAGGACAGTTTAATTAGTGTCACAAGCCCCCTACAAAGGGGGTATTTTTTTGGTAATATAATAGTGGGGAAACAAAACTGCCACCCTCAACCGAACATTGCGTTAAGCATCTAGTTCAACCGAGAACAGTTTTTGTTTCTCGCATCCAATTATCCCCTTATCCCTATGGCAAGACTTTCTACAGGACAAATGCAAGAAGAGACACAGGCACTTCTTGATGAGTATAATGAACTCTACAA